ATGATATCACTATACTGTCCTTTACCACACAGTAGTGCATTATAGTGGTATACGAGGTAACGGCAAAACGTAGATTTACCGGTTCCTCCATTTTCGCTCCAATACCAGCAAATACTTCTATCGTCGGGTTCTGTTTTTATGAATTCAATTAATTCTGTTTCCCATGCATGTAATTTAGAGTCTTCGACTATCTTTAATTTCAATGGGACAGGATATTTAAGCGACCAACATTTACCGAAGCGTTTGTTTGAGCGGCTGCAATATTCGTAACAAAGAGGCACGTGCTTAACACACTCCCAATGAATATCTTTCGGTAATCCAAATTCACTCCATCTCATACGCTTTTTTAGGGATACCACTCCTTGTAAGTGAGGAGTTCCACTCTCACCTTTTTCTTCTTGAAAAACATAATCATAAGCAATATGACTAAACAAAGCCCTCAATATCTCTATTGCCTCAATAGGATAATTGTTCCATGTAAAAGTATGATGGAGATACTGCAAAGATTGTTTCTTGGTGGAGGAAGAAGGGTTAATAGTATTACCCCCTTCTTCCGTCTCTAATATCTCTAAATCGGGAGTCGCCATTATAGAATATACCTATATATTATCTTTAAGTAGTTTAGGAAATGCGTTTGTTTAGGCGAACTTATTTTCTAACCGTATATTATTAGAATGCGTTTTAAAAGTTTTCGTGGAAATCGTAAGCGTTCTCGTAGAGTGGCTAAAAAGGCTAAAATGTCGTTTGCAAGTCGTGTGTTGTCGGTTGTTAATAGACGCCAAGACTTAAAGGTCGGTCAGGTATTGTCTTATGCAATAACTGATGTGCGTGAGGCTATTAGTGCAATTAATAGATTATCAAACGTTATGCGTATCCTGCCCGATATCGGTCAGGGACCACAGGAATATTCCCGTATAGGGAACAGAATAACTCTTAAAAAGATTGTTATGCGTGGATACTATCGTATCCAATATCCCATAGGTGCATCGTCTAACTCACGAATTCTACTACGAAATCTCATTCTCAAACAAAGAAGTGTGATGGATGCTTCGCAGCTCACTTCGGGGACTATAACAGCTGATTACAATAAGTTGTTGGAGCCCGCTAATGCCTATTCTGGTGGAGTCCCTGACTACAACACTCCTATAAATGCAAATGCATTTATACAGAAGAAACAATTTAAGCGTTGTATAACAGCCGAATATGACGGCGTAGTCGGCAATGGTCTCGGCCAGGCAGATAGTTATGTATTTTATAACTACACTATGACTTTCGGCAAAGGCAAAGTATTGAATTATGGAACAGATGGCGCAGTTCAACCTGGTGACTTCCCATATTTCATGGTTCATAGTGCAACGAATTTAGGTTCTTCCGCCGCTCTTGCAGGTTCACTTATTAGCTTTAATATGACCTGCACTCCGTATTTCACCGATGATTAAGCCACAGACCTTGGCTGGTAGGGAGACCTCAAAGTAGTTCATGTTAACCCCGAAGGGCGTAGATGACGATTGACTTTTGAGGGCTCTCTCACCTTTGGGGAGAGACCGAAAAAGTCATGAGGCATCGCAGCCCTGATGGGGTGCTGATGACGATGATATTTTAGGAAATATTCTACTCCCCAGGAAACTATATATTACTATACTTATGATATCGATCCGATAGGATCGGTATCATATACCCGATTAGTCTAAACACTTAACAACCCACTTATCCAAACTCATAGCATCGCCAACCTTCGGTGGCTTATTAGAGAAGACGATTATATGCGGGAAATTGATGATTTTACAGCCAGTCTCATATTTGGTATTAACTATGAGTCCATTTTTAATGGATTCTAATGCAGAATAGGAAATCTTATTTCCTTGATTTCGGGGCAAATCAAATATGACCAGATTAGTTTTATCCATGTTGGCTTTAAATACCATGTTCATGATATCACTATACTGTCCTTTACCACACAGTAGTGCATTATAGTGGTATACGAGGTAACGGCAAAACGTAGATTTACCGGTTCCTCCATTTTCGCTCCAATACCAGCAAATACTTCTATCG